CTAGTTGGCACGTTTCTTGGCACGGCCGGCGGGCGGGTCACCGAGTGCCGCCCGAACCGCATCCCACTGCGTGGGCGCCAGGTGCGCGTAGCGCTCCGTCGTCTTCACGGACTCGTGCCCCAGAAGGTTCTTCAGTTCGTAGATCGAGACGCCGTCCTGCACCAGCCATGAGGCGTAGGTGTGCCTGAGATCGTGGATACGTGCGGGGGCGATGGGCTCCTGGCCACGCTTCGTGCGAACGACACTCGCGAGTGCGAACGCGTCGTTCCATCGTGACCGTAGATGCTTCTCCCCCAGCGGCCCGTGGCCGCGGCGGGCCGGCAGCACCAGCCCGGACCGCGCGCGCACCTCTCGGTAGTACTCGACGTCCGGCGGCGATCCGGGACCTCGACCGCGCAGCTCCTTCTCGAGCAACTCCGCGAGGGAGCGGGATATCGGGACCGTCCGTTGCTGCCACGACTTCGGGGGCTTCATGGATCCGCCGACCGGATCCCATGACCGCGCGACGTGAATCGTTCGGCGCGACAGGTCGACGGATTCCCAGTGCAATCCGAGAGCCTCCCCGAGACGCAGCCCCGTTCCGACGAGCAGCTCGACAACGAGCCGATCGGCGTCGTCGAGTACCCCGGCCAGGTCAGCGACTTCATCGCGAGTGAGGTATCGATCGACGTTCTTGCCGCCCTTCGGGAGCTTCACCCCCTTGGCCGGGTTCGACGGGATCATGCGCGCGAACTCGGCAGCGCGGAGCGATGACGAGAGCAGGTGGAAGCACTTCTGAACCGATGATGCGGACAGCCCTGCGTCCTCGAGTTCGCGGAGCCACACCTGGATGCCGTGCCCCGTGATCTTGTTCAGCTTGACGTCGCCCCACTTCGGGTCCACATGCTTTGCGAGTCGGCCACGATCGCGTCCTGCGGTGCCAGCTGCGACTCGCCTGCCGGCTTCCCAGTGCGGCTTCCACTCGCCCCATGTCATCCGGGCCGCCTCGGCACTCGTGGGCTCGATGCGCTCGGAGTCCTCGGCGGCCTGCGCCTTGCCGAGTGCCATCTTCTGGTTGGGCCAGCTGCCGGCGGATCGGTGACGGCCGGCGCTGTCGACGTAGCGCGCCTGCCACTTGCCGGATGGGAGTTGTCTCACCGATGCCACGTCGTCCCCCTGTCTACTACGGCGCGTCGTTTGCTAGATGCTGGCGGTTGGTCTGGTTTCCCCTTATCATTCGAATACTTGTTCGAACGGGGAGGATCTACATGGCAGTACCGGACATTGACGAAGTCGTCACCGAGGCGAACACACTCCGCGTCCGCGCGTCAGCTCTCCTCGGCACCCTGCGCCGACTGGGCTGCGTCGAGCAGCACGCCGGGGTCGACGTCCAGGACCTTGCAGATCGCGAATAGCTGAACGACGTCGACAGTCCTCTTCCCCGACTCGAGACGAACGATCGTTGTGTGCGAGATTCCGGACTGGTCCGCCAGCTCGTTCTGTGTAATACCCCGGCGCGCACGTGCGGCGCGTATCTCATTGCCGATGGCGTTACGAATGGCATCGCGGGTCGTATCCGTGTCCATGCGTTACAACATATGTCCATATGGACACAAGGGCAATCCCTTTGGGCGAACCTACGTCCCGTTCGGGCAAACGATACGCTTGTGATTTACCCTTGCAATTTGCCCGTTTGGGCAATAGAGTTGTCCGTATGGACAAGCTCAGCACCCGGATAGCGGAAGCAGTCCAAGCCGCTATCGATCAGGCCGGGGAGAACCTCCACTCGGTCGCGGTCAAGACCGGGATCCCAAGGACCACTCTAGGACACCGACTCAAGGCCACTCGACCTTTCGACGTCGACCAACTCGCCCTCATCGCCAACGCGCTCAATCGAGAAGTCAGCGAGTTCCTGCCGGAACGGGACGTGGGTTCGAAATGACCAGCGGCAGCCCGTGGATGACGGTCAAGGAGGCAGGCGAGTACATGCGCCGCCACCCACAGACCGTCCTGCACCTTCTCCACACCGAACAGCTCGTCGGATACCAGGCCGCCGGACGAAACGGCTCCTGGCGCATTCATCGAGACGATATCGACGAGTTCATGCGAAACCCTAAGGCGCGCAAGCGTCGACGTCTGCGCACAGCGTAGACACTCCCCTGGCCTGACCTAGGCCGCTCCCGCATCACATCTTTACCCCACGCTCCCACGTGGGTCGCCCTTTCACACCTTCATAGCGTGATGTTTCGCCTGGTGAGCGCGTCAGCTCATACACCTGCCACTGGTTTCAAGGTGCCGAACCCGTCGTATTCCATGCGGCGGAGACAACTCTGACGGCCGATGCCACCAGGCCATTCCCGCCCCCTCGTTCGTGGGGCGGATGAAACGAGAAGGCCGCCAGCAGGTACCAGCTGCCGGCGGCCGATGTCCAACCAAACACCCAGAAGGAGGTAGACGTGTCAGATGCTACTGCACAACTGGTCCCCTTCCAGTACGAGAACGAGCGCGTACGCGTGCTCGACATCGACGGCGAACCCTGGTTCGTCCTGACCGATCTGTGTCGAGTCCTCGGACTCGGCACACCATCTCGCGTCCGAGATCGCCTGGCGGAGGGGGTGAGTCAGACTCACACCCTTCAGACCGCGGGTGGTCCGCAGCAGATGATCCTCGTGTCGGAGCCCGGCATGTACGAGGTCGTGATCCGCTCGGACAAGCCGGAGGCCGCGCGCTTCCGGCGGTGGATCACCTCAGAGGTACTGCCGACCATCCGCCGCACCGGCGCCTACGGGACGCCGGCACTCACCGGCCCCGAGCTGATGGCTCGCGCGCTCGTCGAAGCCAAGCAGGTGCTCGCAGCGAAGGACGCGACGATCGCGGAGCTCGCACCGAAGGCCGCCTACGTCGACGAGTTCGTCGCCGACGAAGACCTGATCCAGTTCCGTACTCTCGCGAACCAGCTGCAGATCGGCGAAGCCGCGCTCCGCGAAACCCTCATCGAGCACCGCTGGATCTACCGGGTCACCGGTAGCCGCTGGTCGAACTCGAAGGGCCGCAAGGAGACGATCCACCAGTACCGGGCGTTCGCCGAGAAGAAGCCGTACTTCCGGCTGCGGCCGCTGCACAAGGCGCCGCGCGTGAACGGCGAAGTGCAACAGACGCTGCTGCTGACCCCGGCCGGCGCCGAGGCCGTCGCCCGCAACCTGGCCCGCTGGAACGAGGAGGCGGCATGAGTTGCATGGATGAGACTGCCGCCCGGCGACTGCGAGCTGCAGAAGAGATTCTCGCCGCGGACCGTGCGTGTGCGCGGCCACCCGAGCCGTCTGGTCCGCAGGTGCTTCCGATCAGCCCGGAGGCTATCGCAATCCTCGGTGCTCCGGTTGGTGCACTACCGGCGCTGCTGATTCTGTCCCACGCCGAGGCGCGCGACCTGGCCGCCGACATCATCGCGGCGACCACCTAGTCCACCGGTGGTGGCGGGCCCCCGACTGGGGTTCCTGTTTGCGGTCCCGATGGCCGCACCCGCCTGCCACCACCGGCCCCACTTCTTTCGACGCGAAACCCCTGGATGGGTTGCCGCGCAGATGACTACACCTGTGGAGGGTTCATGACGATCCGAGAGCTGTACGCCCGTATGGGCGTCGACTATCCGCCGACCGGCCGCGGCTGCCACCGCGACGGCATCCCCGTCTCGGTGTTCCAGGCGTTCCTGCTCGCCGAGGTGATGGCATGACCGACGTCGATCACAGCAAGTTCTGGCCGGATCACATTGCGGCGCAGCAGCACGACGACGACGACCGGATCCTGGAGACGGCCGACGAGTTCCGGTGCGACTGCCGGCGTCACGCGTGGACGACGCTCCTCGTCTGGTGCTGCGTGATCGGTGTGGTCGCGATGTTCGCCGCGATCGGCTGGGGTGCGCCATGAGCGACCCGATCGAGCGCATCCGCTACGACGACCCCGACGCCCCGAAGCTGTTCGATCCGCTCGCCGACCCGGCCGACGCATGGGACCGGGCCCGCGATGCACGGATCGCTGACCAATTGGAGGGCCGATGAAGCTCCGTATACCGCCGTGGGCGAAGTGGTGGTGCGTACGCTGCCAACTCCTGCGCCACGGCCCGTGCACCGCGCTCTGCCCGGCGCCGGACCTCCGCACGCTCCGCGAACGGCGGCTGTCGTTCGAAGCGTTCGAGCGGCAGAGCGCGCTGAAACTGATGGACGTGGTCGCGTGAACCTCCCCGAGGCAGAGCAGTCCATCGGTGAGCGCGTCCTCTACGTCCACCCCGCCACCCGGCAGGCCCACAGCTTCGGCGTGATCGCCGGCGTCGACCACGTTCGGGATCTGGTCCTCGTCCGCTACGGCGACAACCAGCCTGTCGAACCCACCCATCCCGCCAACCTCAGACCAAGGAGCATCACGTGAGCGCCTACGTCGTCACAGAGAAGGCCGCGCCCGGGTCGCCGGAGTGGCTGCACTTGGTGACCGCGTCGAAGATCCCCGCGATCCTCGGTGTGTCCCGATACAAGTCGCAGTTCGCACTGTGGCATGAGATGGCCGGCAACGTCGAACCGGAACCGATCAGCGAACCCACGCAGGAGCTGTTCGACTACGGACACGCCGCCGAGGTCGCCGCAGCCGAATTCTGGAAGCACCGGAACCCGGGCTGGCGGCTCTCGACCGGCGAGGTGCAGTACCGGCGTGACGACCTCGGGTTCCCCGCGGTCGCGACGATCGACCGCCGAGGTTCGCGGGGCCGGGCCCGTCGCGTCGTCGAGGTGAAGACCGCGGAGTCGCTTGAGGAGTGGGGCGACGACGGCTCCGGCGAGGTCCCGGCCGACTACGCCGCGCAGGTGATCTGGCAGCAGCACGTGACGGGCTGGCACGAGCCCGCCGATCTCGTGCTGTGGCCCACCTGGGGCCGCCCACGGATCTACACGGTGGAGTATCGGCCCGCCCTCGCTGACCTGATCGTCAAGAAGGCGCGCGAGTGGACCGCGACGCTCGCCGCCGGCACGCCGCCGAACCTCGACAACACGATCTCTTGCTACGAGACCGTCCGCCGCTTGCATCCCGACATCGAGCGCGGCCTCGAGGCCGAGATCGCACCCGACCTCGCAACCCGATACCTGACGCTCAATGCCGACAGGAAGCTCATCGAAGCCGAGGAACGCGGATCGAAGTCCGAGCTACTGATGGCGATGGGCAACGCCCAGTACGCCACCTGTCAGGGACACCGGATCGCCGACCGCCGCAACGGCCGCGGCGACAACGTCACCCTCTACGCCAACACGAAATCCGAATTCCTCGAAGGGATCCCCGCATGACCAACAGCGAAATCGCCCCGCTCAGCGATGCAGACATCATCCCCGCCGGTGCGAGCATGGCCCGCACGAGCGACTCCACCGCCGCGATCGGTCAGCTGATGCAGCACGCACAGGCCATGAGCGCCGCATACGAGCTCGCGTCGAAGCTCGCGAACACCGCCCTCGTCCCGGCGATGTACCAGAAGAAGCCCGACGACGCGACGGCCGCGATCCTCTACGGCGCCGAACTCGGCCTCAACCCGATCCAGTCGCTGCAGCAGATCTTCGTCGTCCAGGGCAAGCCCGCGATCTACGCCCGAACGATGGTCGCCCTGCTCAAGACCCGCGGCTACCTCATCGAAACCATAGAGTCGACCGACACGTCGGTCACGGTGCGCGGCACCGACCCGCAGACCGGGATCGTCGAGGAATCGACGTGGACGATCGACCGCGCGAAGAAGGCCGGGTACACGTCGAACAAGAAGTACGACACCGACCCTCAGGCGATGCTGTACGCGAAGGCGGCGACCGAGGTCGCGCGCAAAATCGCGCCCGACGTCCTCCTCGGCATCGCGCACTCCCGCGAAGAACTCGAACTCGACGCCCCAGTGCTCGCCACCTCCGAGCGCGTAAAGCCGAAAGCCCGCGGCATCGCCGCCCTCCAAGCGGCCCTCACGCCGGCCGCCGAGCCGGAGCCCGCCCTCGACGCCGATTCGCTGCTCGCAGCAGTCGAGCAGGCACCCGATATCGAGTCGCTGCGCGAGATGTGGAAGCAGGCAGCCGCCCTCACCGACGAAGACTGCACCACCGTGCGCGCGGTCATCGACGGCCGCCTCGCAGACCTGAAGGAACCACAGTGAGCACCCGCGCACACCCTCGATCGCAGATCGCTTGGGCGCCGAGCACGAAGCACTCGATCGCCCGCAAACGCAAGATGGAAGCGGCCGGCGTCGACACCCTCGTCGACGCTGGCCCGGTTCGGGCGCACGTCCTCGAACTTCTCGGCTTCGGCATGAACCCGCGGATGATCGCCTGGCAGGCCGGGGTACCCGACACCACCGTCCGGTCCATCCGTGACGGCGTCCACCAGCAGACGCGGGTGTGGGTGGCTGAGCGGCTGACTCGGGTGCAGCCTCTACCGCACCCGAATCAGCGGACCGTACTCACGATCGGCGCGTTGCGGCGCACTCGCGCGTTGCAGGCCCTCGGCTGGAGTGCGAGAGACATCGGCGACCGGATCGGCATGGAGGCGACCGCGCTCACCGCGCTGCAACGCCGCACTCGGATCGACAACGCGACGTGGGCCCGGATCCGTGACGTCTACGAAGCACTCTCGGCGACCCCCGGCCCGTCGAAGATCGCGCGCGCGTCTGCGGCCCGCAAGGGCTGGCTGAACCCGTTCGAGTGGGAGGGCTACAACATCGACGACCCGCGGGTGACACCACCCCGGTCCGCCCGCACCACCGCCGATCGCAGCGGCGCACGCGCGGACCGCCTCGGGCAGGTCGCCGAGCTGACCGCCCAGGGCATGTCCGCCAGCGCTATCGCCGACCAACTCGGAGTGTCCGAGCGCCAGATCCAACGTGATCGGAGTGCCGCATGACTCGCCGACTTTCCGATGCAGCCCTCGCCGTCGCTCTGACGGCGACCGGCGTCGCTGCCGCAATCGTCTTGGCCGCAGGCGATGTCGTCGCGGCCGCCGACCGAGTGTTCAGGGAGATCCGATGACCGACACCTGCGAGCACTGCGGCCTGCCCGTCTACGTGATGCCCCGCCCGCGCGTGGCCCCGAAGCTCGTGCACCGCGGCACCCACCTCGCCGAATGCCACACCGGCGGCACCACAGCCGCCCGCAAGAGTGCGGCGCCGCCACCTCCAGTCAGTGGATCTGGCCAGTCAGCGCCCGAACCCGCGCGTGTCGTAGTGCACGTGCAGTGCGGCCGGTGCCGGCGGCTGCTGCCGTCCACGACCGCCGAGTGCGACTGCCCCCGTGCCATGTTCATCCACCCGCATCCACCGCGCAACACGGACCGATTCCGCGAGAGGCGGTGATCACCATGAGCTACTCGGCCGCGCCGACCATCAGCACGCCGATGACGGCAACAACCGCGAACCCGACGGCAACAGCCATGGTCCACGCTCCGAACACCCAGACCAGGAACAACAGCGAGACCAGCACACCGGCCGCCCCGAAGACCAGCAACACGATGCCGACAACCAACACGAGATCCCCGTTCATGAGCCTCCCCCTCGAACGCTCCGCCCCCGAAAACGATCTTGGACCGACCATAGCCCGGGGTAGCCAATGATGGCGCGCACTCACCTCGACGTCCTGCTGCCTGACTGCGTGCTCCCCGGATGCCGGCAGCCCGTCGCCACGGTCGGTGAACCGTGCGACGGCTGCCGGGACGCGTTCGGCGACATGCTGCAGCCCACCGACCGCCCCCTACTCACCGCCCACCAGATCGCCGAACGCGACCGCACCGTCGAACACGCGTACGCGAGGAGAGGATTCGCATGAACCTGACAGCCCTGCAGTGCGCGGTCCTCGCCGAGCTGACCGACGCGCAGATCCTCGGCCTCGCGGACGTACCGGAGTACTGGATCTCAGGCATCCGCGACGGCCAGGGCGGCGGCTCCGTCCGCGGTGAATGGCCCGGATCGGTGATGCGGAAGGTGTACCGGTGGGGCCTCGCGGTCACAGCGGAAGGCGACTACCTCAGCGAGCGGAAGCTGGGCGACCCGGCGCACGCCGGAACGCTCACCTGGAAGCGGATTCAGCTGTGGGCCGAGAGCCTGCCGGCTGAACTCCGGGCAGACGCACGCCGCGCGCGCAACGCCGACGACTTCGAACGCCGCCGCGTCGTCGACACGCTCCTCGGCCGCACCAAGTACGTGAACCTCGACGCCGAGCTCGCGGAGCCGAAGGAGCTGACGTTGTGGTGATCGGCGACCACACAGACACCGCGGGCTCCACCTGCCCCATGAGCGGGCGCCGGCGCCCAACAGAAGACGACGAAGAGGAAGGAGGAGACGGCGATGGGTCTGCCCTGGGCGCGATTCGACACGAACTTTCCCACCCATGACAAGGTCATCGAGCTCGTCGGATCGAGCCCGAAAGGCAAAGCCGCAGGCTTCGTCTACGCCTGCGCGATGGCACATTCGGTCGGAAACGGCACAGATGGCGTCATCAAGAAGGCCGCTCTGCCGTTCGTTCACGGCACACCCGCCGACGCGAAACTGCTCGTCGCAGTGGGCCTCTGGGAGGTCATTCCGAGCGTCGGCTGGCGCATCAAGAACTACGGCACCCGGCAGGCCGTCGGACTCGCTCAGCAGGCACTTCACGAAACCCGTTCCGCTGCAGGCAGGAAAGGAGCACAGGCCACATGGGGAAATTGAACCTGTTTTGCCATATGGCAAACCGCATGGCAAACACGATGGCAAACCCGGACCGGGAGTCGACCTCTGCCAAGCGATTTGACATTGGCGCTAACGTACGGACGAACGGACGGACTTACGTAGACAACTACTTACGTGAGATTCAATCTTCTGTTTCGTATCGAGCGCAGGGGGATAGCGCGAAACCCGCCGCATCACAGCCGATTCTGGGCAGCCCGCGCGCACTCCACACCGTTATCCACAGGGTGGGGGTGCCCGCATGAGCATCATCACCGCGGTCCTCGAGCTGCCGTGGACGAAGCCGCCCATGTCGATGAACGACCGAATGCACTGGGCGCAGAAAGCGAAACTCACCAAGCGCATCCGCGCCGAGGCTGGCATCTTGGCCTGCCGCAACCGCCTCCCCACCGGCCTCGACCACGTCACCGTCGCACTCGTCTACCGGCCCCGCGACCGACGACGACGCGACACCGACAACCTCATGCCCGTCCTCAAAGCCCTCTGCGACGGACTCGTCGACCACGGCCTCGTCACCGACGACACACCCCAGTGGATGACCAAGCACATGCCGCGCCTCGACGAGCCCCACAAGGGCACAGGAGGGGCTATGTGGCTCGAAGTGACATGGGAGGTGCCGGAAGCCGCGGACGAACGCCAGCGGCCCGCACAGCCCGCCCCAGCGGCGACCGCACTCGACACGAAGGACCACCGATGACCGACTGCAAGCACTGCGGGAAGCCGATCCATCAACCGCTACTGCACTGGCTGCACTCGGACACCTGGGACCGCGTCTGCCACTTCGCGACTCCGGAGTGGACATGGAGCGGACCGCACACCTACGCCACCCCGAAGGACCACCAATGATCGAGCGACTCGAATGGCTCATCGGCCGCATCTGCTGCGCCCTTTTCAACATCGAGAACGTCACCTGCCGTGGCAACCAGCGTTGCTGGATCAAGTACCACGGCGACCGGCCATGACCGAACGCCACTACTGCAACGACTGCAGCCGACCCACCCAGGACGCCATCGCCTACATGACCGCCTGGATCTGGTACTGCGACCGCCACCACCCACGAAGGAGCTGAACTTGACTGACCACCTCGACCGCGCCCACATCAGACTCCTCGTCGACCGCCTCGACCTCATCGTCGAGTGGGTCGCCGAAGAGCTCGAGAACGCCATCACCTGCCAAGTCGCCTTCACCGACAAGACCCTCGCCCGCGTCACCAGCGACGGCGAAACCCCGCTCGCCTTCAACGAGCGCGCCAGCGACTGCGCCCACGAACTCCTCGGCACCCTGCGCACTTGGACGAACTACGTTGCAACCGAACGCAGCCTGCCCTGGCCCGGTGACGGGCGCACACCCCACTTCGCGCACTGGCTCTCCCGCCACATCTACGACCTCGCCAGCACTGACCGCGCGGGAGACGCATACACCGAGATCGTCGACGCCTACAACCAGGCCATCGACACCGTCGACCGACCGGCCGAGAAAACACGCGTCCTCGACGACGCCAAAGTCCACGAAGCCCGCGCATGGGAACTCCACCGCGACGGCATCCAAACCGCAGCCCGCCAAATCGGCGGCCCCTACACCGGACTCACCGCCCGCCGAGTCCGCACACTCGCCCGCGCCGGCCGAATCCAACCGATACGCTGCGTCGTCGAAACCCGCGCCGAAATCTACCGACTCGGCGACGTCCTCGACGCACACCTCGCACACCCAACCCGGCAGAGGAGCGCACCATGAACGACATCATCGCCTTCCTCCGGGCGCGACTCGATGAAGACGAAATCACCGCCCGCGGCGCACTACACGCCGCACCCCACACCGGCACCGACGACCACGGCACCTGGCACGCCAACGGCGCCGAAGTCGCCGGCGAAGCAATGCACTTCTGGGACAACCCCACCAACGTCCTCACCGAATGGCAGGCATCCCACATCGCCCGCCACGACCCAGCCCGCGCGCTACGAGAAGTGGAAGCGAAGCGGCGGATCCTCGACCGGGCGGAACAGCTACACGACGACCCGTTCGACACGGTGCTGTTCACCGAATACGACGAGACGATCCTTCCGCTCATGGCCGCCGCCTACTCGGATCATCCCGACTACCAACCACACTGGACGACTTAGGCACCCCACCTGTGTTAAGCTGACGCCGCAAGGCGCGAGAGGTGAACCCACCGAACTCGCGCCTTCGGCGTTTCTACATCATGTAGCTGCCAACAAACTTCGACATCCCCGGCTGATCGGTGCCGTACCGAGTACGAACCTGAGGATCGGAGAAGCTGCTCTTCCCCTCGCTCGCCATCTTGGGGAAGATGATCTGCTCCATGACGATGCTCTCCACCTTCTCGAAGGGCGTCGACGAGGGCAGCATGATTTCAAAACTGTGCGTTTCCAATGGCACTCCCGTATCTCGATGCCGAGATGTAGTTCTCCGGCGTAATCAACGCTATGCCCTCCCGGAGACAGGAAGGCGCACATCCCCCAACCTCCGGGACACCAACAGCCGCAGCAGCCCTCCCCCCGAGCGCGCGGCCAGCCACCACGTGGCAGTCCCGGAACCCAGCCCCGCGCGACGCTCACCAGCGCCCGGGGCCCGCGCTCGCCCCCACTTCCCTTGGGGGCGGGCGCGATTCCAGCGGGGGCTGCGCCCCACGGAGTGGACCAACGCGCTGCCTTAGGCCCGACCATCCGTACCCCGTGGTCGGTATGGCATCCTTTGATGCACTTCAGCGAGGAGGGGTCGTAAGTGCAGCACACTTTTGGGGATTGGTACCCAGTTAGCGACGAGCAACTAGAACGCTTCATCACAGAAGGCACCATCGCCATCGATGCCAATGTCCTTCTGACCCTATACCGCGTGAACTCTGACGAGCGTCAAGAGATCCTAGACGCTCTCCGAATGGTCGAAGACAGGCTGTTTGTCCCCTATCATGTCGCAGAGGAGTTCCACCGAAACAGGCTGCAGGAGATTTCCGATCAGCTGACATACTATAACGAAGTTGCGAATTCAGCCCGGAAAGAAATCGACGCACCAATCGCTGCGGCCATCGATGCCATAAACGCCATTCGCGCACCCCTGGATGACCTGCGCGACAAGACACTCAAGGCTGAGATTGAAACCGAGATTAAGCGAGCCGAAAAGAGGATCCTGAAGGCCTTCGCGAAATCTGTGAATAAAATCGTACGCAGAACGGAATCGATTCGAGACTCCCACTTGCTCAGCCTCGAAGTTGGACGGAAGGCGGATCCAGTACTCGCTGAGCTCGACAAGATTGTCACGGCAGGACGGCTAGGACAGAGGCCGAGTGACGTGCAGTTGAAGACGCAGAGCGCCGAAGCAGACCTACGGTTCGCCGCGAAGATTCCTCCCGGGTATATGGACGCAAAGAAGGACAAGAACGCATTCGGCGACTATTTCGCCTGGTGTGAACTTCTCGACGTCGCCAAAGCGTCCAATCGACCGCTTCTCTGGGTTTCGAACGACCAGAAGAAGGATTGGTACCAAGAAGTTAGCGGCCAGAAAGTGGGACCGCTCCCCGAACTGCGTGCAGAGTTCAGATCTGCCACAGGGCAGGAATACCACCACACCCCGCTGTATGGGTTCCTGACCATGCTGAACACCTACTTCAGCGCTGGTGTCGCTAAGGAGACGATTCGGAGCGCTCAGATCCAGTCCGACGTCGATAGATTTGCTGAGAGTGAAACGGAAATGAAAGTTTCCGATATCAGGGTTCTGGTAGACAGACAGGGGTACGTGAAGCCCTTCGTTATGCTGAACGATCGATCTGCGCACCGAATGGTCGCGGTCCCCTACGAGTATGACGAGATCCTTAGGCTCGGAGTGCTAATCGGTGACAGCGTGCAGTGCATTCAACTCGCGTCCCGCGACGTTAGGATTCTGGGACCGATAGTGGACGTTCGCGACGGAACCGAGTGCCATTTCGAGATGCCAACCGAGTGCCCGAGATGTGGATCCGCTCTGACGGTGGGCTCTCTGGTCAAGATTGGTACGACGTATCGGTGCGAGAATCTGTCATGCCCGTCACGCAGGAGCCCAGAAGGCAGCGGCTCAGTGAAAGTCACTTCGCTGACTTGGCGAGCGCCGAACGAACCGGGAGATGCGCCGTAGTCACCACGCTCGGCTTTTGAGCCGTGTGGTTCTTCACTCCTGCCTTTCGACAACTAGCCCGCATTTGCCGGCAGCGAGGGGCGAGATGACGACGACCACGCAGAGGGGACTTGGGTGGAAACACCAGAAGGAACGCGACGGACTGCTCCGCGTCCACGTCGACGGCACCCCTTGCTGGTGGTGCGGGCTGCCCATGCACCGCGACCGAACGGAGAACTGGGACTACAACCCAGCCTCAAGCGACCGGGCATCGGGATCACTCGCAGCCGACCATTCACACGCACGAACACACGGCGGCACCAAAGCCGACCGACTCCTCCACGGCATCTGCAACAAGCAACGCCAAGACGGCAGCCGCGACCACCTGAGACCGGCAGTGACCGGCCAGCACCCCAGCGAGCCCATCCCCGAGGACCAACTCGGCATCCGCCTCATCCCTTGGCCCTGACCAGCGCCGACGTCGAGTCGACCCCCTCCCCCGAAATTATCGAGGGGGAGGGGGTCCCTGACTCCTCGGCCGCCAGTCAGGCTTTTTTTACGGCCGAGTTTTGTGTGAGCCGCAAACAGGGCCTGACCAGTCGCAGTGAACTAGTTGGTGACGATCTTCTTGATGGTGTGAATCGCACCGGTCTTCTTTGCATACACCTGCTCGCCGTCCTGGTTGTAGAACACGATGAAGGAGCCCTGCTCCCCGAAGCTCGCCGCTTCGATATTGATCGAGTCGGTGTACTGGTCATTGATGCTGAAGGTCGCCACAGCGATGCCTTTCTGGTTGAGAGAGATGGAGTCTCGACCATAGTGCGAGAGTCCGACAACGCAACCGACCGGGAAACGGGGGTGGTTTCGTGGCTGATCTGGACTCGCTCGGCACCGCCGGCCGACGGCTCTACGACTCGCTGCACGACGACGGCGACCCGTACTCGCTGACCGCGATGATCGTCGAGGCTGCGCGCATTAAGGACCGGCTCGATCAGTTCGATCGCGTCCTGTCGGGTGACGTCGACGCCTGGCTAAGCCTGCTCGACGCCCGCGGTGATGACGACATCCTCGAGGTCCGCGTCGACAACGCGCTGCAGGAGTCCCGCCAGCAGGCGAACACGTTGCGGCAACTGCTCGGCGCGATCCGCCTACAGAAGGACTCGAAGCCTGCCGGTGATGACGATGACGGCCTCGCTGATCTGTGAGGACTTCCCGACGCTCGCCGGCCGCCAGGAACCGCACCACCTTTCAGTGTTCGACGGCGACACCTCGCACGGCGAGAAGGCGATCGAACTCGGCCGGCGCGTCGGCGCGATCGCGATGCCGTGGCAAAAGGCCGCGCAGCACGCGCTGCTGTCGACGACACCGTCCGGCCGGTGGACACACTCGACCTGCTGCCTGCTGATCCCTCGCCAGAACGGCAAATCGGAGGTCCTGATCCTCCGCTGCCTGTACGGGCTGTTCAAGCTCGGCGAGACGATCATCTACACGGCGCAGCGGTGGAAGACCGCCCGCGACGGGTGGAAGCGCATGATGTCCATCATCAAGAGCCGGTCCTGGCTGAAGAAGCGCGTCGTGCGATCCACCTGCTCACAGGGCGAAGGGATCATCGAACTCGAGTCGGGCGCGTCGATCTCGTTCGGCACCCGCTCCAACGACTCCGGCCGCGGTCTCACGGACGTCGACCTGGTCGTCTACGACGAGGCGTACAACCTGACGCCCGGCGAGATCTCCGCGATGTCGTTCGTGCAGATGGCGGCGAAGAACCCGCAGCGGATCTACGCGTCGTCGGCGGTGAACCAGGACGAGCACCCGAACGGCGAGGTGCTCGCATCCGTCCGTGTCCGCGGGCTCGATCGTGAGCCGGGACTGTACTTCGCCGAGTACATGGCGCCCGAGGAGATGCCGCGCGACGCCCCGGAGACGTGGCGGTACGCGAACCCTTCGTTCGGGGTGATCCAGACCGAGGAGAAGATCCTCGACATCATGCGGAACCTGGCAACGCCAGCGGGCCGCAAGGGTTTCGACGTCGAAGCGCTCGGCCGTGGCGACTGGCCCGACCCGAGCGACGAGCAGGAGACGTGGCAGATCGTCGCCGAGAATCAGTGGCACGGTCTCGTCGACTACCCGGAGCTCGTCGGTACGCGCGCGATCGGTATCGCCCGCGTCGGCGCGCAGTGGGTGGTGGCTGCGGCGCAGCGCACTGACGACGACCGGATCCACGTCGAGGTCGGGTACCTGCGGATCGCAGCGAACCCGGACATCGTCGATCTGATTGTTCGCCTGGACGATGTGCTCGAGCCGTGCGCCATCGCGACCGATGCCCGCTCGCCGGCGGCGGTGATCGAGCCGCTGCTGAAGAAAGCCGGCATCGAGCTGATCAAGTCGTCGACGAGCCAGGCCGCACTGATGGGCAGCGGGTTCGTAGACGACGCCGACGACGGCCTGATCAGCCACACCGGGCAGCGTGCTCTTGACGTCGCACTCGAGGCGGCCGGGAAGCGGCTGCTTCCGCGCGGCGACTGGGTCGTCGACGCGGCCGGTGATCCGGCTGTCGCGCCGCTGCTCGCGGTGGTGGTCGCGCGGTGGGCGCTCGTGACGTTCGAGTCCCGAGCAACCGGGCCCGCAGCCATGCCGGCATGGGACGGACAGGAAGCGACCGGCGGTCAGCCGTCCGGTCCCAGTGACGACTTCGATGCTCTCGCGGTCGCGTTCTAAGGAGGTGATCGGTGTCTGACACCCCGTTGTACGCCCACCAGATCGAAGTCGGCTACGTCAACGGTCGCGCCGACGGATACGCCCAGTGGGATGAGACGGAGCGCGTCCCGGAACTGCAGTGGCCGAACTCGGTCAACGTGTTTCGGCGGATGATGAGCGAGGACGGACGCGTGTCGTCGGTTCTCGAGGCGATCTCGCTCCCGATCATTCGCAGCCAGTGGCGCATCGACCAGAACGGCGCATCCGATGAGGTGACCGCGTTCGTCGCTTCGAATCTGGGACTTCCGATGTCTGGCCAGTCGCAGGCGCCGGCGAGCAGGACTCGGGGCCGGTTCTCGTGGTCGGATCACTTGCAGGATGCGCTGCAGATGCTGGTGTTCGGTCACTCGTTCTTCGAGCAGGTGTATCGCCGCGGAGACGACGGCCGGTTCCACCTGAGGAAACTCGCGCCGCGCCCGCAGGAGACGATCTCGCGGATCAACGTCGCACCCGATGGCGGGCTGGTGTCGATCGAGCAGATGGCCCCGGCCTCGGGTGCAACAGTCACTAGATCGAACTCGGTGTCGATCCCGGTGTCGAACCTCGTTGCGTACGTGCGCAAGCGGCGGTCCGGTGTGTGGACGGGTCAGTCGATCCTGCGGCCGGCCTACAAGCACTGGCTGCTCAAAGACGAGTTCATGCGTATCCAGGCCGCGACCGCGCGCCGCAACGGCATGGGCGTCCCGGTCGGCACAGCAGCGAAGGCGGACGATCCGGCCGAGGTCGAACAGATGCATCGCATCGCGTCCGCGTTCCGCGGCGGCATGAACTCCGGCATCGGTCTCGCGAACGGTCAGACGATGCAGCTACTCGGCGTGCAGGGAAACCTGCCCGACATGCATCAGGCGATCGAGTACCACGACAAGCAGATCGCACTCGCCGGGCTCGCTCACTTCCTGAACCTCGACCGCGGCGGGAGCTACAACCTTGCCTCCGTCCTGAACGACACGTTCGTGCAGTCGGTTCAGACGATCGGTGAGCAGGTCCGGGACGTCGCGAACGCACACATTGTGGAGGACCTGGTCGATCTGAACTTCGGCCGCGACGCGCTCGCGCCGCGGATCGTGTTCGACGAGATCGGTTCTCGCCAGGATGCGACCGCCGCGTCACTGGCCCTGTTCGTGCAGGCCGGTCTCCTCACCCCGGACGAGGCGGTCAAGATCGCCGTCCGCCAGCAACTCGGACTACCCGACGGAACCCCGCCGGCGTCCTCCGATCCGAACGAGGCAGGGGGTGACGCATGACCGACCTCGAACCGGTGACGGTCCCCGCGCTCTCCCGTCTGGCCAACGTCGAACTGATGCACGCGGGCACCTGGTCGGCGTCGACGGGGGTGCACACGTTCACCGTCGACGATCTCGCGTTCGCGGTCGCATCACTCGACTGCCCGGCAGTGCGCCGACCGATCCTCAAACTCGGCCACACCGACCCGCGGTTCGACGGCGAACCCGCCGTCGGATGGATCGACAACCTCGCTGTCGCCAGCGACGGGCGCACCTTGCAGGGCGACTACGTCGGGATGCCCGGGTGGCTGGGTCCAGTACTCGCGTCTGCGTACCCGGACCGCTCGGTCGAAGGGCAGTGGGACTACCGGTGCGCCGTCGGCCACGAGCACCCGTTCGTACTGACCGCCGTCGCGCTGCTCGGTGTCGAGCACCCCGCAATCGGAACCCTCGAATCCCTGCAGGACGTCGCCCAGTTGTACGGCGTCGCCGCGAGCGCCGGCGACCGCACCGGTGCCGTGTCCATCCACCTGAAAGGCGGCACCATGCCGAACCCGAAAGCCCGCAGCGTGGCGATGGGCGTCACCGCCGAGGACGTCCGCCGCGCCTACTACGACGACGCGCCCTGGTCGGTGTGGATCGAGGAGATCCAGCTCGACCCGCTGCAGCTGATCGTCATCGACGACGACACCGGTGGCCGGCTCCGTGTCCCGGTCGCAGTGTCCGGCGACGGCACCGAAGGAGTGACCTTCGGTGAGGCGGTCCCGGTCGTCGTCCGATACGAGGACGCGGACGGCGGCAGCGACGCCGAACCTGAACCTGAACCTGAAGGCGAGGCAGTCGCCGCGTCCCGCATCCGCTTCGCGTGCCGCGCGGAGTCCCGCCCCGGCGACTCGCCGCGGGCATCACGATCCCGAGTCGCAGCGGCGGCCGGGCCTACCGAAGGAGGATCGACAGTGGAGATCACTGACGACCAGCTCACCACCCTCCGCGAGGCCCTCGGGCTCGCCGAGGACGCCGATCTCGACGCGATCATCACCGCCGTCGAGGAACTCGCCACCGCCCCCGGCAACGACGCCGAGACGAACGGCGAGGACACGCCCGCGTCGGTCGCGGCGAAGGCCAAGAAGTTCGGCCTGTCCGTCATGGACGCAGCCACCCTCGAGGCGCGGCTCGCGCGCGGCGACGCCGCCTACGCGCAGCTGCAGCGCGAGAAGTGCGAACGCGTCGTCGACGCCGCTCTCTCGAAGGGGAAGATCGCGCCGGCCAGCCGCGCCGTCTACCTCAAGCTCATGGACAAGGACCCCGACGGCACGGAGAAGTTCCTCGCCGAGCTTCCCGACGAGTCGGTGGTGAACCTGTCCGAGAAGGGCCACGGCGTCGGCAGCGAAGTCAACGCATCGAAGGTCACTGACGACCCCCAGTACAAGAAGTGGAGCCTCTGACATGGCCGGCATTCCCCAGGTCACCAAGACCGGACCCAAGACATTCACCCCTGCTGAGGTGGTCCTCGGCGGCCAGCTCGTCGAAGCCCGCGCCGCCGGACGGATCGGCGTTGCCGCCGCTGGCAGCGTGAAGGTGCTCGGCGTCGCACTCACCGACGCGCAGAGCCCCGACGCCCCACAGGGCGGTACCACCACCGACGCGATCGGCCGCCCCATCGCCAACGCCATGGGCATCCCGACCTGCGTCGCCGTCGCGTACGGCCCGGTCGAGGTGCAGGTCGGTTACGCAGCCGCCGCCAACTTCGGAGACCGACTGATCGCCGCCGCCGGCGGCAAGGTCACGCCCGCCGCGGTCGACGCAGACGCCCGCACGATTGTCGGTATCTGCACCGAACCTGCCGGCGTCGCAGCCAACAAGAGCGGCCTCGTCCGCCTCGCCTGACCACTTCACACCACTAGGAGTTATCACGTGACTACCAACCTTGTGAGCGTGACGGACGGCGGCGGCATCACCGTCTCCGATCTCGTCGCGAACCCCATGTTCGTGCCGACCAAGCTCAAGGAGCTGATGGAGAACCAGTTCATCAGCGAGGCACTGTTCCGCAACGCGGGCTCGAACAAGTCCAGCATCGTCAAGTTCACCGAGGGCGACCCGACGTTCCTCGAGGGCGATGTCCAGGACGTCGCCGAGTTCGGCGAGATCCCGGTCAGCCACGGCCGCCGGGGTGAGCCGCGCATCGCGATCGCCACCAAGCGCGCCCTCGGCGTGCGCATCTCGAAGGAGATGCAGGACGAGAACGACATCGACGCCGCGAACAAGCAGATGACCGGACTGCGCAACACGTTCGTCCGCGCGAACGACCGCGCTGCCAAGGCCGTGCTCATGTCGTCCGCTGTCCCGACGATGCCGGTGTCGAAGGCGTGGGACGACGTCGCGTCGAAGCCGCGCACGGACATCGTCAACGCGGTCGACGAGATCACCAGCGCCGTACCGTCCGAGGCCCAGGGCGGCAGCGAAGACGAGTACTTCGGCTTCGAGCCGGACACCATCGTCGTTCACCCCGGCCTGCTCGCCACCCTGATGGACAACGAGGACATCCTCAAGGTCTACCAGGGCAACATCGCCGATCAGAACATCGCCTACACCGGTGCACTGCCGTCGAAGATCTACGGACTGAACGTCATCCAGTCCCGCACCTTCCCGCGTGACCGAGCCCTGATCCTGCAGCGCGGCGTGGTCGGCTTCTACAGCGACTCCCGCCCGCTGACGTTCACCGCGCTGTACCCGGAGGGTGGCGGCCCGAACGGTGGCCCCACCGAGACGTGGCGTTCGGACGCGTCGATCAAGCGCGCAATCGGCCTCGATCAGCCGAAGGCCGCGCTGTGGCTGACCGGGCTGGTGACGCCGTGAGCGGGTACATCCTGACCGCACTGCGGTTCGACCAGATCCTCGAGCAGGACGACAAGGGTCGAGTCGTCAAGCGGATCCGCCACCGTCAGGGCGCGCTGATCACCGACCTCGACGACCTCGAGGCGCAGCGCCTGCTCGGCGCCGGGGCTATCCGGCCCGCCGGCCTCCTTGGCGACGAGCGCGAGGAGGAGACGGACGCCGCTGAGCCGAGCGCCGCGACGCCCGAGCCGCCGGCCGACCCTGCGGCGGACGCTCCCCGGCGCCCGCGCGCGACCGCAACCATCGAGAAGTGGATCGCGTACGCGCAGGCTGTCGGCGTGAACGTCGACGGCCTGACCGACAAGGACGCGGTCATCGCCAAGGTCGACGCTGCCGACGACTGACATGTGAGGGGGCGTCATGCCATTCGCCACACCCACAGAGCTGACGGAGAACTGGCGTCCCCTCAAGCAGGAGGAGTCCAGCTGGGCTGGACTCCTCCTCGAGGCCGCCGAGCGGTGGATCCGGCGGAAGCGCCCGGACATCGCCGACGACGATCCCGACGCCAAGATCGTGACGATCGCGGTCGTGAAGAACGCACTCATCGCGGGCGAGCACGAAGGCTATGTGTCGTTCTCGCGTGCGCTGGGCCCGCGGTCGAAGTCGGGCACGCTCTCGAACCCGGACGCTGCGCTCGTGTGGCTGGACTGGATGAAGGACCAGCTCGGCATCTCACAGACAGCGTTGCCGGTCGCGACGTTCGGGGACGGAGGGTTCTGTGAGCGATGGTGAGAAGGTCACCGTCCGCCCGGGTGTTGTGCTCGACGGCGACAACGATCCGGTGCCCGGGTCGGGCGTACCGTTCGACATCGAGGGCTGCGTGATCGAACCACTCGGCAGCGACGAGGCGGCCACGATGACGCGCAACGGCAACGTGCGGCGGATCCGGGTGTACGCGCCCGGGCCGGTGCCGCACGAGATCCGCGCGACTGACGAGGTCGTGGTGCGCGGCAAGGTCTGGCACATCGATGGTTTCGCGGACGAGTGGATCGACGACGATCCGGACCTGTCGGGGCCGGTGTTCACCGCGTCGAGGGGTACGGGCTGATGGCGGCGCCGAAGGGCTTCCAGCTCGATCACGCCGGTGTCGAGGCGCTGCTGAAGTCGCCGGCGGCCGCCGCGGTCGTCGACGACCTCGCGGCGCAGGTCGCCGACAACGCACGCAAGTCGCTGCCGGACGACGTGCCGGTCGAGGTCGACACGTTCGTCTCGGACCGGCATGTCGCGTCGGTGGCGATCAAGCACCCCGGCGGTAAGCGGATGCAGCTCAAGCGCGGGACGCTCACCCGGGCCGCTGGCATGGTCGGTTTGGAGGTGAAGGCGAAGTGAAAGCCCGCCGCCTCCCGGCCGATCATGTCGTGCCGGTAAAGGAGTTCCTCGTCGCGCAGCTCGCCGCCGACACGTCGGACGCTTCGGCCGGCCAGAACCTCCCGGACGGGTGGGGGCCGTCGTCGGCGCCCGCTGTCGTCGTCGAATCCGATCCCGGTTCGGTCGACGAGTGGCCGGTCTACACCGGCGAGCAGATCCGCATCACGGTCTACGCGGCGGGCCGAACGCAGGCTCGCGCTCTCACCGCGCGGTGCATGGGATGGCTCCTCGCGCTCCGGGTTCCGGGCGTCGGCATCCGGCCCGGCACGGGCATCCTCGTCGACCGGGATCCCGACACCCGCGGGTTCATCGCGGGATTCACGGTGCGCAGTCGCGCACGCACTCAATCGTTCTGACCGCCCGCGCGGCGGCAACCTACCCCGGAGAGAGGGGCTATTTGTCATGGCTGTGATCAATCCCGACAACGCGTCGGTGTTCGATGAGGGTGAGGTCTACCTCCTCGACTGGAACTACACAGGCTCGGTCGAGGACGTCATTCCGGCGCCCGGCGAAGTTCCGGGCCCCGAGTGGCTCGATGCAGGTCTACTCGGCACGGAGGGCGTCACGTACACGCCCGGCCTGGAGAAGACGTTCTACGACGGCTGGGGTCATCCCCGGTTCAAGGGCAAGACCAGCAAGGGCACGATGGAGCTGTCGTTCAATGCTCTCGAGCAGAACACGGTCACCAAGCGCATTGCGTACGGCAAGCACGACGGCTACGTGTCGCTGCCGAAGGGTTTCAAGGCGCACCTGCTGATCATCACTCGCGAGGACGACGTCGAGGAGATCGAGGTCACCACGCGGCCCGCGCTGCTGACGACCGGTGCTTGGACGAAGTCGGAGTCCGGTGTCCGCACGTTCCCGATCACCGCTGATCTGTTCGGTGACTCGGAGGGGCGTGTGCTCCGCAAGGTCGACGAGGCCACGGCTGGCCCGGCTTCGTACGTGGTGACGGTGCCGTCCGGCACCACCGCTGGGTCCTTCGCGCTGCGGCTCAACGATCAGACGGTCGTCGGCATCTCGTACAACGCGGCGAGCACTGCAGTGAAGGGTGCGATCGAGTCGATTCTCCCGCCTGATGCCGGGACCATCACAGTGACTGGTCCGAACGGCGGGCCTTGGACGGTCGAGCTTCCGGACGGTGGCGCACTGTCCTCGCCGACCGCCTCGCTCACGCCGACCGGGCAGGTCGCGGTCACCCCGGTCCCTTAAGCCCCCTGTTGCCCGGCTTCCTGCCGGGCGACACCGCCCTCCCCGGATAGGTCTGCGGGGGAGGGCGTGGGGCTGGTGGAGGCTTCCCGCGCTACTCGTTTGGAGATCGGCGAGGAACCCGCCGCCGGCCGGTGAACTCTCGTCGACGATCCGGTCACCGGTGTCGCCGTAGTAGCCGATCGCGCTGCCGTTCAGGAGCACCGGAACGCCAGCCTCGGCGACCGAGCGGGCGGGCACGTCCGTCGTGGTGAGCCGACTGTCGCGCAGTTCCTGCTTGTAGGCCCCCGACCAGCGCTTGACGCCGATCCCGGCGCCGCACGTGTGTTCGCCTCGCGAGTATGAGCGATGCATCACAAACCGGGAAGGTGTTTTGTTTCTGAACCGATCATGATCGCGACAGGCCAGCGAAGCGCGCGTCGCGCTCTTGCCTGCTGGCGAAGCGGGAGGGAGGCTCCGGGGATGATCAACAAGGAAATCACCCTCGAACAGCTCCGCGACTTCATCCTGCGGCAGGCGCCCATGACCTTCGATGTCTATGACAAGGCGAAGGCGGCGGACCCCGATGACGTATTTACAACTCGATGGGCGTCCGGGCGCATTGACGGCCTCTTGCAGATCATTCAGGTGATCGACTCTGACGCATTCGACATGCTTCTTGCAGACCGCCACGCTCGAATGGGAACTGAGAACTGGACTGACGAGTTCGACGACCTCGGCAACTAGATCGCACCCAACAGGAAAGCCCCCGACGCCCTTCTCATCGGGGGCCTTTCCCGTTCCCGCTCTGAACTGCTCACGCGCTCGCGTGAGTCCGGCGGCCAGACGGTCGGGTCGACGCTTGATCCACACCCCGACGTTGGATCAGGCGTCGCCAGGCGGGCATCACCGACGACGCCTCCGGGGCGCTACTTCTGCTGGTCGTCTTCCCTGTGATCGGCGAATGCCTTTGCTACGTCTCGGCGCAGCTGCTCCGCCTCCTTGAAAAGCTTCAGGAGAATGTCGTCATCGCCGAAGGCCATCGGGGTGGCACTCGGAGCGATACCTCTGCGGGCACACTCTGCGGCGTAGGCTGCCTCGACCTCTTCGAGGCGGGCGATGTGCTTATTGGCGGGGTGTGAATAGATCATTCACTCAGGAGTACACGGGTGCATCGTTGCGCGCCAGCGAAACCTGAATTGCCCGTCCGCCCCGCCCGTAATCGCTCACTACCGGCGGTCCCCATCCCATCCGCAGCCCCGCCCCACCCGGCGGGGCTGTTGTGTTCGCCCCCCAGTCTCCGGCCGTCCGTGGTGTGCAGCCCGCGGACGGCCGGTCCCATCTCTGCTGCACACGAACAGGACCCGCCGTGCCTGACCTCCCACACCCGGACGACGTCACAGCCGCCGGCCACATGCTCGGCGTGCCGACACACCCCGAACGCGGTGGCCGCATGAGGACCCGCGACCGCGCGAAAACGATGCGCGCAATCCAGGTCGCCGAAACCCTCGACGACAACGAGGACGACGACACGGGACCCGACTTCGCCGCCGCGCTCGCATCCACACACACCCGCCTCACCGAGGCCGGACTCACCACCACCGCGGCCGACCGCATCGTCGCCGCCATCGCACCCGCCGTCTGGCGGGACACCACCAAGTAGGAGCTGCACACTCATGCCTGACAACGACTTCGACGACTTCGATCACGAACCCGCCCCCCGCGAACGTCCCCGCACGAACAGCAACAGCGGACGGAAGAAGAAGCAGCGGGAGAACCGTGGCCGCCCCGGCGCCACGATCCCCGCGCACGCACCGGCGCCGCAGGACCGGCTCCCGAAGAAGCCCGCACAGCAGTCCGAAGTCGAAGACGTCGAACTCCAGATCACCGTGTTCGGTGAGGAGTTCCGCGTCCGCCGCGGCGCACTGCAGGACGACTGGGCGTTCTTCCAAGCCCAAGCTGTCGGCAACCTGCCCGCGATGACCGTCCAGGTCCTCGGCCGCACAGGGTTCGCCCGGTTCTGTCTCGCCGCGCAGGCAGAGGGCATGAAGCCGATCGACGCCATCCAGACGCTGTGGGATCTGATCGGCCAGGAAGTCGGGGTCGGCGACTCGGGAAACTGATCGGCCTCCTACAGCTGATCGCCACGAAGACAGACCTCGTCGAGGTCGACCTCGACCTGTTCTATCACCGCGACATCCGCGACCTGTGGCGGCGAGACGATCACGGCCTGCCGCTGCTCACGCTGCGGCAGCTGTGGGTCCGTCTCCGCTTGGGACTCCCCCGCGAATCGGCGCTCGCCAAGGACGCCAACGGCGGCCGGATGCCGTGGTCGATCGAGGACCACCTCATCGCAGACCTGTGGGCGCAGCGCGCGAACGCCGGCAAGGCGCGGGGCGCGAAGTTCGTCGATCACCCGAGCCGCCCCGCAGCGGCGAAGAAGAGCACGCAGCTCTCCGACGAGCGGATCGCACGCGGTCAGGCCCGGTTTGCCGAGCGGCAACGAAAGCTGAACGGAGGCAATTAGAGTGACGACCTCTATCGGGTGGTGCTCGGTCCAAATCGTGCCGGTGGTGCCAGGCATCGGCCGGGAAGTGTCCCGACAACTCACTCCGCAGATGCAGCAGGCCGGCCGCCAGGCCGGACAAGAGCTCGGCGACGGCATCGCGGACGGTCTCGCGAAGGCCGAGGCAGCGGTCAAGACCGCGTCCCGCAAGCTCGCGCAGTCCCGCAACGCCGAGAAGGATGCCGCGGCAAAGCTCAGCATCGAAGAGAAGAAGCTGCAGGAGCTCCGTGACTCCGGCAAGGCGAAGGCGTCGCAGATCGAGGCCGCCGAGCTTCGAATCGAGCAGGCCCGCCGAAAGCACAACGAGGCTACCGGCAAGCTCGAGGCTTCACTGAAACAGCTCGAGGCGGCGCAAGATCGCGCGAAGCGAGCAACCCAGGAGGCCGGCGACGAAGCCGAGCAGTCGAGCAGAAAGCTGCTGAACTTCTCGAACTCGGTCGACGACATGGGCGACGGAGTCGACAACGGTATGGGCAAGCTCACCGGACTCACGGCGGCCCTCGCCGGTATCGGCGGCGCGGTCGGGCTGGGGATGCAGGCCCTCGACAACCTCGACATCGAGGCGACGTTGGGGGCACAGCTCGGCGCGACACCCGAACTGGCCAAGGAGTACGGCGATTCCGCCGGGCTGCTGTACAAGCAGGGTCTGACTGGATCTATGCAGGAAGCCGCGGATGCGGTCGCAGCGGTCGCGTCCACGTTCAAGGTCGCCGGATCTGAGGGTGAACGTTCGGTCGATGAGATCGCCGAGTCGGCGCTGAACTTCTCGAAGGTGTTCGGCACCGATGTGAACGAGTCGGTGCAGACCGCTCAGCAGCTGATCACACAGGGTCTCGCGAAGGACAGCGCTGAGGCGTTCGACCTGATGGGCGCGGCGTGGCAGCGCACCGGGACCGGTATGCGGGACGAGCTGCCTGAACTGATGAACGAGTACGGCGGATTCTTCTCGTCGCTCGGATTCTCCGGGCAGGACGCTTTCGGTCTCATCGTCGGCGCCTCGGATCAGGGCAAGATCGCGATGGACAAGATGGGCGATGCCTTGAAGGAGACCGGGATCCGGGCAACCGACCTCGGGGACAAGGCTGCGCAGGGCGCGCTCACTCAAATCGGTTTGGATGCGACAGCCACCGCGAACGCGTTACTCGCTGGCGGTGACACCGCGAAGCAGGCGTTCGGCGAAATGGTGAACGGGCTGCTGCAGATCCAGGATCCGGCGAAGCAGGCCGAGGCCGCTGTCGCCTTGTTCGGTACCCCGCTCGAGGATCTCGGCAAGGACGGGATCCCGGCATTCCTACAGGCGATGTCAGGTGCCGGCGATCAGATGGCCGGGTTCGAGGGCACGATGACCACGATCGGTGAGCAGGTGAACTCCGGTCCCGGGCACGCGCTCGAGCAGTTCAAGAACACCATCACCGGTGGACTCACGGACGCTCTCGCCGACATGGCGACGTGGGTAATGAACAACGCCGACACCCTGCAGACCCTTGCGATGGTGGCGGCACCGTTCTTCGGCGCACTTGCCGGCTACGCGGCGACCGTGAAGATCATCCAGATCGCGACCGTCGCATGGAACGTCGCCCAGATGATCCTCAACGGGACGATGATGCTGAACCCCATCGGCCTCATCGTCGCCGCGATCGCCGGACTCGTCGCCGCAGTCGTGCTCGTCGCCACCAAGACGACGTGGTTCCAGACCATCTGGGACACCGTCTGGAACGCGATCAAGGCGGCGTGGGACTGGGTGTGGGGCGTCCTGCAGGCCGGATTCAACGGGCTCATGGATGCCTTCGGCGCCGTCGGCAACAAGGTCGGCGAGGTCAAGGACTGGATCGTCGCCCGCTGGAACGACGTCGTCGGATTCGTCACCGGGCTCCCGGGACGAATCGGCTCAGCCGCGTCCGGAATGTGGGACGGCATCAAGAACGCGTTCAAGGGCGCGATCAACTGGATCATCCAGGCCTGGAACGCGATCGAGTTCCGCATCCCCGGCTTCGAGGTCGGCCCGATCAAGTGGGACGGATTCACCCTGGGCCTGCCTGATCTGCCGCTCCTCGCGACCGGTGGTCTCGCTGGCCGCCGCAAGGACGGGATGCTGTGGGGTCCGGGCACTCCGACTTCGGACTCGATCCTCGGTGTCGACGCGTACGGGATACCGACCGCGCTGGTGTCGACTCGGGAGTTCGTCGTCAACGCGCAGGCGACCGCCGAGAATCTGCCACTGCTGCAGGCGATCAACGCGGGATGGACGCCGTCTGCAGAGTTCCTGCACGGCCTCACGCGCGGAGATTTCCGGTCGAACCCGTTCGGGATCGAGGAGGACTCGCCGCTCGTTGCCGGCGCGCTCGACGCTCGCTCACTGATCGCGGACGGCGACTACACCGGGAATCTGCGTGACGCGTTCGGGATCGAAGAGGACCACCCAGTCGTCGGGTCAATCCTCGCGCTTCGGAAGGTGATCTCGCGGCTGCCGCGGTTCGCCGAGGGCGGCGCCGTGGTGTCGCCGGACCAGCTGGTCAACTTCGCCAAGGGCGTCGAGGGCAAGCCGTACGTGTGGGGTGGCGTGAACTGGGGCGACTGCTCTGGTGCTGTCTCAGCGCTGGCGAACTACGCGACCGGCCGGGACCCGTTCGGTTCGCGGTTCGCCACGATGACCGAAGGCGCCGAGCTCCTCGCTCGCGGCTTCAAGCCGGGCCTGGGCCCGTCGGGATCGCTCAACGTCGGCTGGTTTAACGGCGGACCGTACGGCGGCCACACCGCGGCCACACTGCCGAACAACGTGAACTTCGAAATGGGCGGCGGCCGCGGCAACGGCCAGTACGGCGGACCGGCCGCCGGCGCCAACGACCCGATGTTCACCGATCACGCGCACCTGCCGATGGTTGTGGCGCAGCTGATCCAGCCGAACGTGCAGCAGCTCGACCCGCTGACCGGGTTCCCAACCGACAGCGGCACAGGTGCGGCGCTCGGCACAGCACTCACCGACCCGTCCGCCGCTGGCGTCGCACAACCGCAGCAGGCGTTCTCGGGTCGCGAGCGCATCAAGCAGATGGGCGCGGACATCGGCGGAATCTGGGCTGACGCTGCAGTCGAGATGCTCGGCGCCGGTGAGTGGCTGGACCTCGCGGACCGGTACACGGTCACTCCCGACGCCACGGCGGGCGCGGCAACGTCCACGCCGACCACTGGCGAGAACGGTGTCGACGGCGACCCGAACATCATCCCGTGGATCGCGGACCTGAATGCGTTCCTGAAGGGCACGGGCCTGTTCGACGACGGCGGCTGGTTAATGCCGAACTCGTTCTCCTACAACGCATTGAGCAAGCCGGAGCCGATCCTCAAGCCGGAGCACTGGGACATCGCGGAGGCGAACATCGACAAGGTGGACGAGCTCGTCGGCGCCGGAGCACCGGCGCGCGGCGGCAACACCTACATCACCAACGCCACGTTCCGAGACGAGGACGAGTACTACCGCCGCCAGGCACAGAACCAGCGGCTCAATTCCAAGCAGCACCTCGGGAGGTGGCCTAAGTGAGAGACGTCGTCGGCATCACGATCCTCGGATGCGACGAGTCGGTGTGGCCGGTAGCGGGCCGGTACGCGGGCACCGAGGGTGTCATCATCTCCGAAGAGGGGATCGATGGCATCCTCGATGCCCCGGTCAAGGTCATCGACGACTCGACGCCGATGCAGGTCGGCGGCACGCTACGCGGTGTCGACTACGAGGTCCGCGACATCGTTCTCCGGTTCTATGCCTTCGAGGACGAAGCCCGCGGCCTGATCGCTGGCGGACATCTGGAATCGCGGCTGCGGAAAGCGTTCTGCCATGAGCCGGACCGTTGGAATCCCGATTTCCGACCCACCCGGATCAAGGTCGTCACCCGCCTCTCGGGTGTCCGAACGATCGAGGTGTGGCTGAACGAGGCCCCCAACGTCGACCTGACCGTCGACCCACTCAACGATGAAATGTTCATCGTCGCGTACCAGCTCCGCGCGTACCAGCCGATGTGGCGATCACGCCCGGACATGACGTTCTTCGAGTCAACGGGCACATCGGGCACCGGAACGATCGAGGTGTGGAACCCAACTGACCGGCCGCTGCTGCAGCGATGGGAACTGACGCGCGGGACCTGGATCCTCCCCGACCCGACGTGGTCGGGGAAGCCGAATCACCGCGCCCCTGGCGGGGCGATGCCGACGCGAACAGTGACGCTGCCGCAGATCACCGCCGCTGACGGCGGCGTGACGATCCAGATGGACCGGTCTAAGCAGCACGCCCGTTCGGCGACCGGCACACCGTACGAGGCCCGCATGCAGGGCAATTGGCTCCGACATGTCATCCCGCCGTACACGCCGCGGCAGGAGCTGCCGATATCGGTGGCCGGTGCTCCCGTCGCTACTGGTGCCCGGGCCGAGCTGCACATGGACCGACTCTGGTCCAGGGCGTGGGGGTTGGAATGGCAGTAGATCTGAACGCCTCGCTCGAGGAGCAGTGCGAGGCGATCTGGCAGGCCACGCTCGACGCTGAGCGTGAGGACTGGGAGATCCGCAATGCGGACCCGTTGATCAAGCTGGCCGATGGCAACCAGGTGATTCGGTACCTGCTCTTCGACGTCCAGGATCTGAAGTTCTCGGAGATCGAGAACAACACCGGGCAGGCCTCGTTCCTCCTCGACGTCGACCACTACGTAGCCGCCTGGGTCATCGACAAGGACGGTCGGCGGGCGCGTGGCGAGGGCGCCAACATCCACATCGACATCGAGATCGCCGGTGTCCGCTGGTCCGGCCGCGCCGAGCCGCCGAAGGTTGAGCGCGGCACGGACGGCCGGCGGTACGTCCGCCTCACCTTCCTGCACGACTACGAAAATCTGAAGTGGATCGACTGCTGGCCGAACCCGTTCCTGCCGGCCATCTTCCAGTTCCCGCGGATGTTCGTCCTCGCGGGGCCCGCGATCTGGGCGCTGAAGACCGCGCTGTTCGTAAACCTGTGGCGGCTGAACTCGTCGATCTGGCAGATCCCCGACGATCCGATGAACCCGTCGACGTGGCTCGACGGCCTGGACATGTCCAACTGGGACATCGTCGTCAACCCGACGACGTTCTTCCAGGACATGGCGGCCGGCACGCCCTGGTGCGTGTTCGCGTCCCGGTGGGGCACCTGGCACGATGTCGCGGCGCCGATCCTCGCCGACTCGGAACTGACGGTCGTATGCCGGCGGTGGCGTACGGGTGATCCGGACCCGTGGCTCGGCGCGGACATCAAGGATGGCGCGCTCGTTGTCGACATCGTCGACAAGTCCGGAGCCATGACCGGAACGTCTCACGGCGGAACAATCTTCGATGGACTGTTCCGCACGATTCAGGAGTTCACCGCGGACTTCCTCGACACGACGGAATCGCTGCTGACCGGCGGTCCGACGTCGGACCTGTTCGTGCCCGGCCGTGGAACGAACAAGGCGTGGCCCCACGTCTACTATCCATCGGACTCGCCGGGCTCAGTCGAAACCGTGTTCACCGACGCGACGTCGAGGGGCGTCATCATGAACACCGGCGGGCACTCGATGCCGGGCGTGAACGAGACGATCAGCGCCGGCATCCAGGCGATCGGTGACATCGTCGGCAATGCCCTGTTCATCGGGTCCATCGGCGGATCAATCGACACCCTGCTGCGGCCCTTCTACGAGGACACGGTCGCCGCCTGGATCTCGGTGAAACTTCCGCAGCGCATCGCCGAGCAGGGCGATTCGCACTACTGGGAGAAGACGATCGAGTCGCCCGGCAAGGCCTACACCCTGTCGTCGCTCATGGTGATCCGGCAGGCGATGTGGGAGACACGGGCGTACACATCGGCGTCGATGTCGATCAGGGCCGCCGAGCCGTACGTCATCGGCTGGCCTGGCACCGGCGACTTTTGGGTCGGTGACCGCATCATCACCGATCTCGGCGCGGAGCTGTCCGATCGGGTCATCGTCAACCGGGTCTCGCAGATCGACTATGAGCGCCCCCGCGGCACTCGTGGCAACTGGTCCGTCGCGGTCGGGCCGAAGCAGGACGAGGACCCACTGGTCGAGATGGCCGCGCGCGTCGCAAACCTGAAGGAAATCGGAAAGACGTTGGGAGTGTTCTGAAATGGAAGATCTACCCACTAGGGAGAACTGCGACCCGAACAACCCGGAAGAAGCGTTTCTGTGGATGTTCGTCGGCCTGCCCGGCGTGAACGGCGCGTCGATGATCATGGGCCCGGACTACTACCGGCAGATCTCGAAACAGCTGTGGGAACTCGGAGCCCGACCGAGCGCAGAACCGATCAAGCACCTCGAGTATGGCCGATGGGTGTACGACAACCCCGAGGACGAACCCGAGCCAGTGCAGGACCTGTACGCGCGTCTCGCGGCGCGACAACAGGACGAGTACGAGGCGAAGCTGCGCGACCGTGGCCTGCTGCCAAGACAGGAGGAGCTGTGACTGCGAAGCAGTTGCCCTATGACCGCAGCATCGTCCGGCAGGAGACCGGCTACTGGTGCGGGCCCGCGTCGGCGCAGGTGGTGCTCAACTCGCGCGGGATCCACGTCGACGAGCCGGATCTCGCGCGCGAGATGGGCACGACATGGAACGGCACCGACTTCATCGGGCAAATCGAGCGGGTACTCGACGCCCGAGTGCCCGATGCCCGGTACACGTCAGTGCAGATGCCGAACGATCCACCGACCGCCGAGCAGTGCGCCCGGCTGTGGCGCGACATCGTGCGGTCGATCGACGCCGGGTGGGGTGTAATCGTGAACATCGTTGCCCCTCCGTCGAACTACCCACGTGCCGTCGCGCCGTCGACGATCTCGCCCGCATACTCGGATGGCACGGTCTACCACTACATGACGGTGATGGGCTACGACGACGAGCAGCGCTCGGTGTGGATCGCCGACTCGGGCTTCAGCCCGTTCGGCTACTGGCTCGGCTTCGATCAGCTCGCGACACTGATCCCGCCGAAGGGCTACGCGTTCGCCGACGTCGAAGCGGCTCCGGCTCCCGTGCCTCCGCCGGCGCCGCGCGGGATGGATGCCGACGCGCTCGCGCAGGCGATGGGCGGAACGGTCTCGCGTGAGCGGTACGCCGCACTGCTGCCGGCGTTCACCGAGGCGATGCGAGAGGCCGGCTGCACCACGGTCGAGCGCGCGGCGATGTGGTGCGCGCAGCTCGGCCACGAGTCCGGCGGCCTGCGATGGATGGAAGAGATCGCCGACGGTTCGGACTACGAAGGCCGCCGCGACCTTGGCAACACGCAGCCTGGCGACGGCCGGCGGTTCAAGGGTCGCGGCCCGATCCAGTTGACCGGCCGCCACAACTACACCGAGTGCTCCCGGTGGGCGCATGGGCGCGGCCTAGTCCCGTCGCCGACGTACTTCGTCGACAACCCGGACGAGCTCGCGTCCGACCGCTACGGCTTCGTCGGCGCGGTCTGGTACTGGACGGCCGCTCGCCCGCAGCTCAACGCGCTCGCCGACGCGCGCGACATCGTCGCCGCCACCCGCGCGATCAACGGCGGCACGAACGGGCTGCCGGACCGTCAACTCCGATACACGCGGTGCCTCGAGCTCGGCGCCGCACTACTCCCCACTGGAGGAACCATGACGAACGTCGTCGAGGAGGGCGCGCTCCAGCTGCGCCCGCACCCGGGACTGCTCCGCAAGATCAACCGGCCGCAGAACATCAACGAGTCCACCCGCGACCCGGAAAACGCGTGGCCGTACGCGATGTGGGCGGACGTGTGGAACGAAACCGTGTGGGACGGCTACGACATCCACCCCGAGTATGCGGACGTGCCCGACGACGTCGGCCGGTCGCTGGTCGCGCTGGTGCAGACCATCGCAGCCCGACAGGTCCGCATCGAGAAGAAGCTCGACCAACTCCTGGAGGGCAAGTGATGCTGAACAACAACCCGAACACCCGCAAGTGGGTGTACGTCGCGCAGGTCGTGCTCGGAGCCGCCCTCGTCGTCCTGGTCGCGACCGGGATCGTCGACCAGGCCACCAGCGACCAGATCACCAGCAGCCTCGACCGGATCATCGCCGGTATCGGCGGCCTGGCGCTCCTCGGTGGCGGCGAACTCGCGCGACGCAACCTCTCTCCGAAGCCCGCGACGATCTCCGCTGACGGGGTGCAGGTGATCACACGCGCGCTCGACGCCTACGCGACGCGTGCGCAGCCGGCCATCGAGACCGCGGAGGCGCAGCTGCAGAAGGCTGCCGTCGAACTTCGAGAGCAGTACGTCGACCCGTTCATCAGGCGGTGATGGTGGAGCAGATCGCGGGGATCGCGGTCACCGACCTGGGACTGACAGGACTGCTGACACTGGCAGTCCTGCTCATCCTGGTCGGTGCCCTCATCCCGAGACCGGTACACAAGACCATCGTCGGCCTGCAGCAGCAGCGCATCGACAAGCTCGAAGAGCTCCTGTCCAAGCGGGATGGGCAGATCGACCGGCTGCTGCCGAGTGCGGAAACCTCTGCCGAGACGCTCGCCAAGATCCAGTCCGTGACCGATCCGGATAGGTCTGGCGGTGAGCGCTGATGCGGTGGCTTCGCAGGATCAAACACGAGCGCGAGCAGCTCGAGCGGGTCGAGGCCGCACTCGTGGATGAATGCACGCGTGAGAAGCGCGTCGACGCGGTGATGACGCGAATCGAAGAATCTCGCCGCCGCAACCACTTCGGCGAGTCCATCGAGATCGCAATGGGCAAGAGGAGACACGCATGATCAAGGTGGCACTCACCGTCGCCGCACTGCTGGGTGCCGCGGTCATTGCCGTCTACCCGCCAGAGACGGAAGCCCGGATCCTGCTCGTCTCGATGACGGTGCTCGCCTGGACCTTCGCGATCGTCTACGGCACCCGGTCACCTTGGCGCGCAACCCAGGCCGGACGGTCGGTGATGGCGACGTCCGTCGCTCTCGGTCTGATCGGTGCGCAACTCGCCTCGGTCTGGATCTTCGGGGACTATCCGGGCCGCGCCGAGGTGAGGGCGATCGTCGTGCTCGCGCTGGTCCTCACCCTCCTTCACCGGCTGCTCGTCGTGTGGCGGATCCAGCACAAGGAGGCAGAACGATGAGCGCACCCAACGGCGGTGTGCCGGCGGGTGGCGTATCCGGCGGCGGCGGGCTGGCCGCGCACGCGAAAAGGACCGAGGCGCAGTGGAAAGCCTCGCTCTACGGACAGGTGAATGATCGGTACAACGGTGTGAAGCTGTTCGGTTCGGACTTCAGCCTTCTCGGAAACCAGGTCCGCGCACACAACCAGCTCATCGAGACGCAGGGCGAGCAGATCGCCGATCTCGAGGACTTCGTCGGCACCGGGACGACCACACCGATTTGGTCGTCCGCCGGGGGCTATGACCTCGTCTCCTTTCCGGACTCGATGATGAATCGCGTTCGGTACTTCGATGGGAACGCGTACGCACTGTCGGAGATTCCGGCGTTCTCGCAGGCGAAAAGGACTCTCGATCTCGCGTTCGTACGCGGTGGCCGGGACACCCCGACGCCACTCGAAGTGGTCCGCATCATCACCGGCGCCGACACCGGCATCTTCGATATCGACGCTTGGTACGTCGGAATCTACGTCTACGACAAACCGAACAACCGAATGCAGCTGCTGTGGAACTCGGGGAACCTGCTGAACGTCCTCACCGGTCAGCGCATGCGATACCACCTGAGTACGAACATGACTCAGTCGGCCGCGAACGACCAACTCCTGGCCGTCGCGACACTGCAGATCGCCCCTGGTCTCGCGCAGCGCCCCCGCGGTATCGGGTGCGTCTTCCAGACCGGGATCTCCGAGCAGGCGGGCACGGTGCCGTTGGCGCGGCACGCCTACATCAACAACGTCGACGCGCTACCGATGACGATCGGAATGAACTCGATGAACTACGACAACAGCAAGATCATGTGGGCGGCAGTGGGGGCTTCATCATGATGAGCATCGACGGACGTCTGCACGTCACTCCCGACGAGCTCGACGAGTTCGTCTCCCTCACTGCAGTGCAACCGATCGCCAAGCATCTGTGGCTGCTCAACACCGCAACCGGCAAGACTCGCGTCGATCGATCCGACGATGCAAGCGCAGTGCCCGACGGCTGGGTACTGCTGATGACTGGCCCTTCACCAGCCTGGGTCGAGCAGTGGAGTGGAGATCTTCAGCGCGCGGTAGACGAGCAGCTCAATCCGCTTCTCGACGCGGCCTTCGGGTACGCGACGACTACCCATGAACCGGAGGCGCCATGACGCTTGGCTGGACACCGATCGACGAGACGATCGAACTCACCAACGGCGACTGGATCTTCGAGCGCACCAACCGGGCCGGAGGCATTCCACCCGACACGGTCATCGAGATCGTGTGGGCGAACGGCGTCACGTGGCCCGGCGAGGTCGAGGGCGCGACCGTGCGGTGGCGGAAGGAAGCCGCCGAGTGCTCGGCGGCCGTCATTCCACACGGCACCGCGTTCGAGATCCTGGTGCGCTACCCGAACGAAGCCACCGGAACCACCGACGACTACGTCTGGATGGGCGGCTGGTCCATCCGCACCAACTACTTTGAAACACAGGACTTCTAAGGAGCCTCAATGGCCAACACTGTCGCCGCGACCGCGAACGCGCTCGCGAATCACTGGGCGTCGCTCGGCGCCACTTACAGCCTGCACACTGGCAATCCCGGCGCGGCAGGGACCGCGAACGAGGCGTCCGGCAACGGGTACGCGCGCCAGTCCACCACGTTTGGGTCCGCGTCTGGCGGTGTGGTGACGGGCTCACAGATGACGTTCAACTTCATGGGCACCGTCACGCACATGTGCCGATGGAATGGCACCACCCTGCTCGACATCATCGATACCGTCGACGCGACCGTGACGCCGGCGGGCCAGATCAAGGTGACACCTTCGTACAACGCCAACTACGTCGCCTGGACGTAGCCGTGCAGTTTCCGGCCCCGGACACGGGGTTCACCCGGCTACCGGGCCCGGACACTGCGGCGACCGACTTCCCGTCCGCAGACGGTGCAGTCGTCGCGTTTCCTCCACCGCCCATTCCACTCCGAGATGCTGCCGCGTCGATGGACGGCGTCGCCTCCGCGGTGTCTCAGGTCCTCCCGTGGCGAACCGCTCTGGTGTCGACGGACGGCACAGCGTCAGCCACGTTCGTCCCCGCCGTGAGCGTCTCCGCGCCGGCGTCGATGGACGGCACAGCGTTCGTGTTCCGCAACATCGATGCGGCCATCACGGTCGATGCCGTCGCTTCCGCGGCGATTACTCCGGTCTACAGCGGTACAGCCGGGGCCACCATGGACGGTTTCGCGGATACTGTCGGGGAGATCGCTGGAATCAGCGTCGCCGAAGTGGTCGTCAGCATGGATGCAGCCGCCTCCATATCGATCGCAGGGTTCGCGACAGCGCCAGCGTCGATGAACGGCAACGCGTCAGCGGTCAGCGTCCCGGCAACGTCTGCGACCGCCGCGGCGTCGATGGACGGCGCGGCGTCCGTGACGACGGTTGTGCAGCACGCGTTCCCGAGCCGGGTCGTGAAGTTGAGTCCGAACTTCCCGTACCCGCAGAACACGTGGACGCGGGTCACCGGATGGGAGCTCGCGGATGGTTCGCTCGGACAGGCCGGGACGAACGGTCTCGTCGTCACAGGTAGCGGCACGGTCGACGTATCTGTCTCGTTGCGGATCATCAGCACCTCGACCCTATCGCGGTCGGTGCGCGTGACTCTGAACGATGTCGCGCTCGGTGACAACGTTGAGTTCCCTGGCTCGACCACGGTCCTGACCCGAACCGTCAACGCTGTCGCGGTCAATCCAGGCGATGTCCTCTCAGTGTGGATCCTGACCTCGACGAGCCTCTCGTCGCAGCGCTACGTGATGCCCGGAGCCGACACCTTCATCAACATCGCCGAACCATGACGAAGCCCCCACCCTTCCGAGGGTGGGGGCTTTTCGTGGTTTCGGGAACCGACCGCAGACCTTCCGCGTCGAACCCGGTATGGATGAAACGGCGACATGGCATCTCGCGCTCTGGCAGTTGGAGATGGACGAGCACTACCGGGAACAGGGCCTTGACCCTCCAAGCTGACTCTTGCGAAGCGCGGCTAGCCAGAGGTCATGGCACCGGTAGCGAACATCCGCCCGACCCTCTTCTTCGTAGCGCGGTCGCGATCTTCTCCATGTCCGACCATGCAGTAATTCGAATTCGCCATAGAGGTGTACGCCAGGTCGATCGCCCAGTCGTATCCGACCGCTGAGCCCACGTGCCTGAACTAAGATTCCGTCGCGGGGGGAGCAATTGCCATCGCTTGAGGATCCCGGGCACCGTCGTTGACGGTCATGTCGGCTGTCGCGGTGAACTCCTCGACGCTCTCTCCGGATCGGTCAAACCTTGCGTCGAGGATGGATTGCTGTTCCGTCAGATGCGTCTTGAGTCTTGTAAAGGCCTCGTGTGCTGATTTTGGAAAGTAGACGGTGGATGGCCAATTGGAGTCCACCAGGCACGCTTCGGCGAGCTCGTGCACTTCCATGAGTGGAATTGACGCCTGTCCTCGCACTAATGCCAACTTCTCCACGATTGGATCGCGATGCTGCCGGTCAATCGCGAAGATGGGATACGAGCGGTCGTTCCACACGCCTTTCAGGGGCGACTCGCTCAACAGGGTCAATCCATCGATTTTTTGCTTGTATTCTGCGTGAAGTTGGTGGTGCGCCATTGCCCAGGCGACTTCGAGCGACAGCGTGAAGTACCTCTGAGTGCATTGGCCAACTACCCGGAATCCGGTATCGATGCTGGGCCCGAGATAATCTTTCAGGTACGCTCCGTCGGCGAGTTTCCGACGCTTCATTTCCTCGTTTCTCACGAGGACATCGCGTTCGGAATCCTGATCGATCGGAACTGTAGGTACGGCCACACAGTAGTCTGGGTCAGGGAAAGTGGCAATGAAGGCTCCGCCCTTAGTCTTCATCTTGTTTTTAAGGGCGCCCTCTTCAGTGTTCTTCTGCTCAAGCTCGGACTCGTACTGATGCATGGCTGCGACCCATGCGTTCACGGTGTAAAAGACATCCGCTTCAGTCTGGATGTCCAACGTGAAGATCAGTTCATCCCCCACGGCTTTCCAAAAATTCAGGCGTGGCGCAAGCGAATCATCCTGAAGGTTTTCGCGGACCCTGGCGGGAAAGTCGTAGTAAAACCGCAGAAAATTAGGAATCCAATGCTCGGTCTTTTCCGCAGACTGTTTATGACTTGTGGAGCCGACGAGATCGCAGGATATGAAGAGCTTCGAGCCGATGTGCTCGGCGGGGCTAGCGCTCATTCAGACCAAGCACCGAGCAACGAACGCTTGCGGCTGCGGGAGACACGTCAAAGCGACTGGCGATCGCGTGCACATTCCCGTTCAATTCCGAGTATGCGCGCCTGAAGTGGGCTTCAGGCATGATCAAGGCTGCAGCGAAGATGTTCGCTTGAGTCTCCGCGCCGTTCGAGCCAAGGCGCGTAAACCGCCAGAGCCGGTTCCCTTCGTCGGCATTTAGATGGTGGAGAAGATAGTGGCCAACTTCGTGCGCGATTGTGAAGCGGTCTCGGCGAGGCGAGGTGTGGCCGGGCACAAAAACGGTGAACGTGCCACTCTTCTTATCGATCGCGAGTGACTCAACTCCGTCGCGTACCTCGACTTCACCACCTAGTTGCTGCAGGAGGTGGTCCAAGTCGGCGCATCCATCTGGCGAGTAGATGCCGTAGGCCTCACCTACGCGAACCGCGTAGTCGTTGATGCCAGAGGTAGAGATGTTGAGAGGCGTTGCAGTGACTGCGACGTTCATGGTTCCCCTCTCCTTGTCGCACCGAACTGTATGTCCAGCGTACGCTTGACAATTGACCTTCGTGGAGTATGCACCAGGCCTCTACAAGTCGAATCTGCGGATAGCCATGTTGTGATGTGTGTCACTTATTCTAGGTGGTATTCGTGAAGCGAGCATGAGGTTGACGATGTCGGCGTGTGGCGTGCCGGCGGCCAGGACCTCCGCAACCTGGGCTCACTAACGCACTTCCCTGGGCTGCGCAGCCCACAGTAGGTGACGCCACCGACAGAACTCTTGCGCGGACACGACGCGGGATCCGTACCCCTCCCGGGGAAGGGCCAACGCTGGCGGTGCGGAACACGCCCCGTGTCGGGCTCCCGGCCGCCGCGGTCTCAGCGCCACGTCCAGGCTGACCCCGTCTGAATCAGCTGGAGCAGCGCTGCGATCGTCAACGTTGCGTCCCAGCAACTTCTTCCCACATGGCCGGAGTTGCACCAGTCCGATTGGCCGCGTGAGACCGATTCCGCCGAGCCTCCTTGTCGCTTGCGAACCGGGAGCGATCCGGACTGTCGGTGAACCGCCGAACGCCCCAGCTTCCCTCCGGGACGTTCGGCGTGCCCGACCGGCGGCTTCCCTCCGTCGACAGGCGGTCTCGACGGTAACATTCAGGTCGAACGTGTGTGCGAAAGTGGGGTGTGCCGAAGTACGAGCGCGCTCCGAAACGGTGCCCGAACGGACATCAGCTCGGGCCCGGCAGTGTCCTCGTCGGCTGGTTCGCGTGTGGCTGCACTGATAAGGGCGGCCACCGCACCCACGACTGCCGCGAGTGCGGCGCCGTCAAATACCGGCCACCGCACCATGGCCGACGGGACTACGGCGACCGCTGGCGGCGGAAGCGTGAGCGATAGGGTTCAGCCGAGTTCTTCGAGAGATACCAGCATCATGCAGGTCGGCGACCGGTCCGAATCCATCCCGGCTGCACAACGGTTTTCACCGCCACCGAGGGCCCCGACGAATACGGGTGCCTCACCATCGAACCAGTAGGCGACGCACCCGGTGCCTACCCCTTCCCGATGCCCGAAGACCTTCCCGAGTAGAAGCCGGCGCCCCGCCTAAGGGCGGAACTCGCCGTAGACGCCCGACGGGTCGCCGCCTAGGTAGGCGCTGTTCTGGTTGTCGGCGCGGGCTGCGATTGCGGCGACACGATCACGCTCTGCCCGGACCGCGCAGATTCGCCGGCGGGCCAAACCGCCGGCGGCCGCGAGCCCGATGATCGCCCACAACGCGGCGGCCATGTAGGTGGTGTTGTTGATGCAGCCAATTGTCCCCATGACGCCCAGTACGACAAGCGACCAGAGAACGATTGATGCGGTTTGCCGTCTCATCCGTCGCCCTTCAAGTCGGTTCGAGCGCCACGGCCCGGGCGGTTCGCGTTCCATTCGTCGATCGTCGCGGGCAACCATCCGCGCACGGTGCCGCGCGGGATGGTGCCATCGTCGTTGAGCGGCCCGACGACAACGTCGGGTGGCGGTAGTTTGTACCGGCTGAGCGCACCGGGCTGGACGCCGATCCGTTCGGCGAACTCGACGCGCGACATGTAGACCGCGGGACGCTCAGGCATGGCGCGCGGCCCGGATCCGGTCCTGGGCGATGAACACGATGATCCCGCCCCAGACGGCCCACAACGGCCAAGGGGCGTGGAGCGCCCACAGTGCGCCGCCGGTGGCGGCGGTGCCGACGATGTCGTAGTTGCGTCGCATGACGTCAAGCATGATCCCTCTCCTTCTCCGTGAGGTGATTTCGTGAGACCCTTTCCGGTGGGGATCGGAGCGCCGTACCTGCGTTCCGATCCCCACCTCAGGGTCACCGTTTGCGGTGCCTGCCTCGCCTCTTGGGCTTGGCCTTGCGGTTCTGAATCACCATCACGATGTTCGTGATAAGGGTCAGAATCCCCACGACCAGTGCCATTCGGCTTTCGGTCATCCGCTCACCTCCTCTCTGCTGTTGTAACTATGACTATACACTGTCGATAATCAACGTGCAACACTTTTGGAGTGCAAAGTCCGGGCAGGTCCAGAAATGACGAACGCCCCGAGAATCACTCGGGGCGTTCGCGGCTTCACGACTGTCACATGCGAGCGAGCAGCTCGGCCTTCTTCGCCTCGAACTCAGCATCGCTCAGCACACCGAGGTCATGGAGCTCGGCAATCTTCTTGATCTGATCCGCGAGATCCGGCGCCGGCGCAGCCTGCACGACTGTCGGCGCAGGAGCCGATGCTGCGGACGCATCCGACCGCACCTTCCGGAACGCTTGAATGAACGTCTCGGCACGCCCATGCGCTACCTGCTTGATCTCCGCGGCCCGACCGGAGATCGAGATACTGATTACCTCGCCGCCCATCTTCTTCGAATGCCCGAGCGATCCGATGGCCGAGAACTCGAACTCTTCGACCTTCGCCCCGAGCATCGACTTGTCGAAGAAGAAGAGTCGCTGAGTCGTGAGGACCAACATTCCCTGGTTGCCGTCGTAGACGCCCTGTGCGAGTTCAACGACGCGCTCGTCGGTGTGGATGTACTGGGTGAGGGCGGAGGCCTCTTGGAATCCGAAGAATCGGCCCATCTTTCCGAGCCGCTCGAGAGCAGCCGTTACACCGAGGTCGTCGACTGTGACGCCTGGGAGGGCCTGCAGGATCTCGGCGAGAACCGCGTTGTGCTTGTCGCCCATCATGTCGACAGACCAGTCGACGAGTGCCGTCGTGTCAGTCTCAGGGCGGACGCCTGCAGTGACGGTAGACGCCCACCGGTTCTTCATCAGCGCGCGCTTGGCAGTGCCGGTGATGGGGTTGCCGGGGGTCACGTCCTGACCGACGGCCTGCATCGCCTGGATGATCGCCTGATGGGTCGCGTCAGCCGATGCGAAGACGCGGGTAGTTGAGGTTCGCACGATTCCCATGCCCGATTCATACCAGACGGTCCAATTGATCGGCGGTCGATTCCGTAGTCATCCACCTACCTCTGCCAGCCGGGTGCCGCGTCGACTGGGTCGGGCGAGGCTATGCACCCCCCGCGGGGAATTGCCATTCCCAACCGCTTCGCCATCCAGAGGCCTTGTACACCAGGATCCCGGTCGGAGTCTTCGAGTCGAAGACGACCCGGAATCTGTACTTCGACCCCGGCGCAAGGTCCTTCGGCCATTCCGCATCGATGCAGTAAATGCTGGTGTCCGACGCCGCACGCGGCTGAACGTAGCCATCTGGTCCGACGATCGACCAGTTATTGCTGGGATGGAATCCGCCAGGGAGGGTGAGGTCCTCGTCGAAGTCCTCGGCAGTCTCGACGTCCATCGACGCCACAACGAAGTGCCCGTTGGTTGGGGGCTTCGCGATGCTCAACTCGCAAGGAGCGTCTACCGCGATGTCGGTGATGGTCCACGTCACGGAGGGTTTGTCCGCGCGCTGGTCTCCTGCGGCAGTCGGCGATCCGATCGTGCCGACGTAGTTTCCGCGAGAGGAAGGCTCACCAAGGTCGCTGCGGGCCTTCGTTGTTGCCGATGCCGATGCCGATGCCGATGCCGATGTGGGCGTATCAGAGGTCTGCGAAGTCTGAGTCTCAGTGCTGTCACTCGAACACGCACTGAGTGCGAGAACCGTCATGGCCACCGCCATGGGGGCGATTGTCCGTTTCATGCCCGGCATTTAATCAGACCGGTCGGTCAGCGACCGGCGCTGCCAACTGCGGAGAGTGCTGGTGTCGCGTCGGCTGCGTCGCCTTCCTTGCGCCACCGTCGCACTGACGCTTCGGAGGTGCCGACGCGTGCGGCGACGGCGCGCTGCGACATGTTCGTCGTAGCGAGAAGGTAGAGCGCCTCGGCTTTCATCTGGTCGCGCGTCATGGGCGCCGGCGCTTCGCCTGCCGCGGGCACGTCGAACAGTACGTCGCGCACCGGTTCCGGCTGAGTCGAGGTGCGTCGCTCCTGCTCAGCGGCGACTTTCCAGGACTCCTGGACGGTTGCATCGGCGGGCTCATGGACAGCCGGTGCCGCAGTTTCGACGGCTGGGGCTTCTGCAGCCGGCGTGTGCGCCGCACCGGCCGCGTCGCGTCGCAGCTGTACGGCGAGGTGTGGCGCGACGAGCAGGCAGAGCGGCGGGACGACTGCGACGGCCGCGCCTGCCCATCCGGGGAGCGGGCCAGCGGGGAGGAGGTGCGCTGCGGCGCCCGCGACAATCGACACGGCGGTCGCGGCGGCGAGTAGCGACCAGGCGTAGACGCGTGACGCGCGCAGCCGCATCACCGCGGCGGTCGCGACGACCGCAAGGCCGTCAACGACGAGCGGCCACACGTGCGCCATGACGGGCCCGTACCCGGCGCGGCCGGCCAGCGCGGCGAGGTTCGAGTACGACAGCGCGAACGCGAGGACAGCGATCGCGTATGTCGCTGCGGCGGGTAGGTGGCGGGTCATCGCTGGATTCCGTTCCGGTAGCCGAACTCGTAGGCGGTGGCGAAGTCGAACGTCGCATGTTCGATCAGGACGTCGATGAGGCCGTCGACGGCGACGTACTCCGGTGAGGTGCGCGGGAATCGCTCGCGGTAGGCGACCGCGGTCTGCAGGTGGCTCATGCGGCTGCCGCCGTCCGGCAGACGCAGCGGCGGATCGGGCGGCCGTCGGCAGGGTCTTCGATCCAACCTTCGACGCAGTCGCCGCACGAGGGCCGCGGAGCCTGGGCGCGACGCGGGAGCGGGAGCGCGGACCAGGCGCCGATCCAGCCCTGCGCGTACCGGGTTGGGTTGTGAGGCTGGTGCGCCGACACCGCAGCAGAGACGAGTGCGGGCACACCGTGGGTCTCGAGCAGCCGAGTGATGTCGTCGATGTCGGCCGCCTTCAGCGCATCCCAGCGGGCGGCCAGGCCCTTGTCGCGGCAGGCGGCCGCGAGTGAGTCGAACCGACCTTCAGCGTGAGCGGACACCACCACCCCCGTGCGCCGTGGCGCACGCTGCATCGGCGACGTCGAGGCGGTGGGGTGGTTGGTCTCAGTCCTTCGTGACTCAGTCCTTTGGGTAGCGACGGGATCGCCGCTGTCGGACTGACCGTGAGTCGCTTTCTCAGGCCCCGGACCGGCAGACGTATCGACGGGTTCCTCGAAGATCGTTTGCAGTGTGTGCCAGCGGCCGCGGTCGTCCTGGACCTTCTGGCGGACGAGGTAGCCGAGTGACTCAAGCTCGCGCATGGCGGTCCGGATGGCGTCGCGGCCCTCGGTCGGAGACTGGCCTGCGATCGACTCGGACCGGGTCCGCCAGTCGGCGGGCTTCGAGAGGAGCCACATCAGGACACCGCGAGCGCGGAAGCTCAAGCGGCTGTCGTTGAGGACGGCATTCGAGAGGATGGTGAAGTGGTCAGCGCGACGCGGGCCTCGCCGAATCCCACCCAAGGCATGGGTATGCTCGGACAC